TGCTCATAGCAACCACCCTTTCTATTCGTTGTTAGTCGCAAGCCACAGTTCTGCTCAGGGGAGGGCAGGCTGGCTCTTGCTACCAGTCTTATACACTGCACGGGGCTGGTCGGTCCGTGTCAGGAATCTAGTATGTACCGCCTAATTGACTAGTAAGTGATGATTTACCTAAACCACTAGCACCGCTAAAGGCTGCTATTTCAGTTTGAACAAGTTTTTGTCTCTTCCTTTGAGCCGAAGCAAGGGTGTTAAATACTTCTTGTTCTGCTTCACCGAGACGGTATTCATCCAATGTCTTGCCATAAATATCAGATAGTTTTTCAGCCGTAGGTAGAATGTCTGCAATAGTTGCATAGCCCTTCTGTGCTTGGGCCTTAGTGACACCCTGTGCAGCCAACTGCTCAGATACAGTAACTCCAGCATTAATACCTTGAAGTTTTGCTGCTGCTCCAATTTCTGCTGCTGCAACCTGACGTTCAATCTTTTGAAACTGTTGATTAGGGTCAAGAACATAAGCAACTAAGTCATTATCGCTAATTCCATAAAAACTACGTAATGTAGTTAAAATTGCAGGGTCAGCATTTTGTACTCTTTGTACTGCTGTTGCCACTCGGTTACTTAATTCAGTGGTAGAAATATCATTAGATATAAACTGGGTAACATAATCATCGTTATCAAATTGTTTTAAACCATAGGCTCTAAGAATTTGACGGTAATCATCTTCAAGACCTAAATAATCACCTGGGTCAAGAACTCTTAGACCCTTCTTAATGCGGTCTTGATTAGCACGGAAGCGTTGTCTATATTCATCTGTTTCTTGTAATTGTAAAGTAATAGTTGCTTCACTAGCACCACCGATAGCCAGTTCTTTAATCTTAGGAACTAGACTAGCCAAACCATATCTACTAAAACGGTCTGTCAAAACAGCAATAGCACTTTCAGCCTTTTCTTTTTTGGCTGCTTCTTCTGCTGCTTTTTGATTTATAGCAGCCTGTTGATTACCAGCAGATAATGCTGCAATTTGATTTTGCAAAGATTGAATAAGTGACAACACTGCTGGGTCTGTAGTTTGTATATTGCTAGTATCAACCACAGGGTTAACTACAGGGTTAACTATAGGATTAACTATAGGATTTTGAACAGATGTTTGAGTTACATTAGTTCCTTTAATAACTTGCCAAGAACCATTGACTCCGCCAACCCATTTAATCTCGTCGCCACGGGCAACTTGTGCAGCAGTTAATGTTGGTTCTGGTGTAGCAGCCTGCAATACAGAAATGGCATTGGCTGCTTGAACAGCAGCACTACCACCTTGTGCTTTAGCAACAGCCTTAGCGGCTTCAGCAGCACCTGCTTTATCGCCAGTGTTAACTGCTTGCTCTAAAGCAATAGTTGCAATCTCTACGTTTTTAGATTGAACAAATTTTTTACCAGCAGTAACACTATCTTGTAGTTCTTGAAGTGCTTGTGCTGAAGTTTTAGGAGCGGTTACTGTTCCAGAACCATCTGTGTAGTCACCACCACCGTCAATTAACATCCTTGGATTTACTCTAGCCATTATGCTAGTCCCCAATCTCTAAGTACTCTAAGGCCCAAAGTGTCGTAAGTATCTCTAGCATTTTTAGTATAGTTCCATTCATCTTTACTTTTAACAATTTTTTCAGCCTGCCATAGTGGCACTATCTCTGGTGTTTGAGTTTTAGGATTAAGATATCCAACCAATTCTTTAAATACTGGGTTGTCATTAGTAACAGTATCTACATCTACCTCTAGTAGGTTAGCAATAGTCTGTCGTAGCGCTGATGTTTGTAATGAAAATGAACGACCAGTCTCTATACCCTTGCTATAGGCTGGGAAAGCAGATATAGCAAAACCTTTTAATTCTTCTTTAATGGTTTCATCAGTTAATGAACCGTCTAATAAACCCCTAGACACTTTATCCCAATAAGACTTAGGAAGAATAGTATTTACACCTTGGTCATCTGCATAATCTTTAAGGGTATTAATAGTACCTAAAGCACTGCCACCAATTTTACTACCCATTTTGCCAGAGTTAAGGATACTAATTTCCAACTGAGTATCATTATCGCCTCTAAGATAAGAAGCCTCAAGTAGGGCTTCAATCTCTGGACTCCACATAAAGCCTTTGGCTATAAGCCGTTGCTTCTGCCCTTGCTTCCAGCCATCAAACTCCTGTGCATAAACACCAGGCTGGGTAGCCTTTTTAGTCTGACGAGACTGAGCATTACTAGTTAAGTTTTTATAATAATTAGAGTTAAAGTAATCTAGTCTTGCCTTAGCAATATTACCTTTAGCAAAATCATCAAAGATAGATTGTAATTCAGGAAAGGCTTTAATCAAAACCTCGGTAATACCAAGGGCTAATGCTTCTGCATTTGGTGTAGGTGCCATTATGCTATTGGTGCTCCTAATCCATCAAGAAATGCTAAAAAGTCAAAACTTGTTTTCATATCTGTAGCCCCAGGTTTTTCTTCTTGAATACGTTTAGGTAGTTCTGCCCTTACCTGTGCTTCAGAAAATGGCTTAGTAGTCTTACGGACATTAACTCCGCCTTCTTTATCTACGGTTGTTAATGTGCCTTGCTTAATCTGCTCCATATAACGGTCAGTTTCTTGCTTTAAAAAAGCATCATCTATAGCCATATCGGTTGCGTCACTATAAACTTTACGGACAAGAGCCTCAACTACATCGCGGTCCATCATATTAATATCCCGTAATGGATATCCGCTATCTGCTGCATCTTTACCGCTAGCAGGAATATTACTTAGCCAGTTAGTAAATGTAGGGAACTTAGTTTTGCCATCAATACGGTACGAATCAACAACATCTACAGTGTATTCATTGGCTACTTTTAAAATTGCAGAGGTAATAGCCTGTTCACTACGGGTAGTAAATTCTCGCTCTGACATATAGCCTAAATCATATAGGGTTTTACGTAGACCATCTTTATTATTCTTAAAGTAAGTACGGACCTGTTTAACTATTTCGTCGCCATTGGCTAGGGCATAACCTAAACCATCTGCTTTCACAACTAAAAAACGTTGTTGTGTTTTGCCCCCAATAACTGTTTGCAAAATACGACTAGTACGATAGTCATCAAAAGATATTTGGTATGTAGGGTTATCACCACCAAAATCTGACTGTAAATCAGCAAGATGTTTTTTAGGCGCCTTTTGAGACTTTTCAGCCTGTGCTTTGGCTTCTTCTGGAGACTTGGCTACTGCCATTGTTTACCTTCCTGTACCTGCCTGCACGGCATCTCTTGAGAACGAATTAAGTAGTGGCTTAAAAACCACACGATTTGCTTCTTTTACTGCTGGATATGCTTTAGCCAACTCATTAATAATGCCTTGAACCTCTTCACGTTGTTGTTCTTTTAAATTAGTAAAATCATAACGACGTGATAGATAGTCATCTGTAGCATTTGCTATAAAATTAGCAACTTCTTCTAGGGCTATCTGCATAGCCTTTTTTGTCTTAGCATCGGCTGGGTTACGTTTATCTTGGTTAGCCTCATACAAAGCCTTAAACTTAATACGCAGACTACCTTGTTCATTAACTGAACCATTGATTTCAGCCTGAAGATATGGATTAGCAGTAGTCATATCCTTCTTGGTTTTGGCTGCAATATCAATAAGTTCTCTACGCTCTTGGGTAATACCAGTTGTAGCAAGACGTTCTTCTAATTGCTGCTGAACGTTAAAGTATTTTTCTTTATCTACTGCTACCTGTAATTTAATTAAGTAATCCTCAAACGTTGGAATGTTAATAAGGTCTTGTGACTCCAAAAAATTATAAACATCAGCATTAAACTCACCAGTTTTAGGGGCATATACATAACCCATTTCTTTATAAATATCAATAAAACGTTCGTTCTTGCGTATCCAACCCTTCATATTATCCGTCATAGCAATAATAACTTTCCACTCTTTTTCAGTGGCAGGGACTGTATAGATAGCCTTATCAGGATATTTACCAACAAATGTAGCAACTGCTAAATCAAATACATTACCCACATCTTCGCCTTCGTTACGAAGAATACCATTATAAATATCCCAAAACTCAGACTTAAATCCTGTAATACCGTTCTTCTTTAAAAAGGCTGGTAAATCTTTGGACTCTTTAAAGGTAGGCATACCTGGGCTTACATAACCAAGTAGTGTACGTGCAATGATAATATTGCTAGTCGCAATTTTAAGTTTCTTTTGATAAGCATATTTTTCAGGCTCAGATGCCAACTCATCTATACCCATACCAAAGGCTTGGAAGTAACGCATAGCCTGCATAACAGCGGTTGTTTGTTGGCGGTCCCATTCTTTATCTGATAATGCTTCATTATCTATTAATGTTGAAGCGGCTTGAAAGAATGTGCTCTGCAACATAGGCACAAAGAAATTTTTAAAGTTAGTAGTATCAGCAAAATTACCTAAACCAATCTTGCCAATAATATCTGTACTTTCAAGAAATTTGGCTTGTGCTCTATCTGCAGTTTCTTCAGAAATAATACCTAAACGCTCAGCAAAAGGAACTACATTTCCTACTATTGCTTTTAATACCAATGTACTAAAAGAACCAATAGGACCAGACAATGCAGGATAGCCTGCATCTGGCGCAAAAGATGGGTTAACAAGTCTTAACTTAAGTGATAGTTCATTAAAAGCAGGAATATTAAATTCTTCTTTGCCAGTAAATGCACGGACCACTGGCTCTACTGCTGAGTTAATAATTGTATCTGTAGGGAAGATAATATACTTATCTCCTCTGTCATCCTCATAAATATCGCCAGCAGCATCAAGACCTGTGTTTAATAAACGCAATCTATAAAGAGTACGTAGTGGTGTTTTGCCATACACCCGATATAAGCGGCGATAAAAGTCTTCAGTTGCTCTATAAAAACGGGCTACTGAACGAACCGAAATAGCCATATTACTTCGGATATTTGGATTATCTACATATTGCAAAACTTCTTCACCAGACTGTTTCCAGGCTTGTTCTATCGTTTGTTTTTTTGCGTGAGTCTTTCCAATTGTTTCAGCCTTACCTGGATTCATACCCTGTTCAATTAAAGCATTTTTATAACGAGTAGCCAATAAACTTTCTAATGGTCTAATCTTTTTTCTATTAACATCATAGGCAATCCATAAAGCCTTCTGACGGTAAAAACCAGTTACTTGGGCATCCATAACTTCCATAGACCAGTTCTGCCACTTCTGAAAAAGCATAGGCAAACCACCTGCTTCTTCAAATACTTTCATATCTTTAACTTCGCCATAAGATACTAAATCTGTATTAATTTCTCCAATAGGATGCATATTTACAGTAAAATCTTCAAACTCTTTAAACGTTAGGCTGGCTGCAGCATTTTCCCAAGAACCTTCTAAAGATTTTTTGGCATTAAGACGATAGTCAACTATTTCTTTATGCTTAGTATTTACTGCATCAAGTAATTTTTTATTAAAAGCATTAGGTCCACCGTGAAATGTATAACGCATTTCTGTCAACATACGGTCTATATGTAGCCAAGCAATCTCTGACTCTGGTAATCCTTGCTGACGACTATAAACGGTAGATGAAAATTTAGTATTAAAAGCCTTTACCGCTTTTTCGTTAGTAACCGCATAACCACCAATTTCCTCAGAAAACTTAACGCCAACTTTTTCAAGCAGTTCATTTCTAGCCTTTACTAAATCTTGTGCAGTTTTTAAACCATTGTTAGTAAAGAAAGCCGTTGCTGGTGAAATAAATACTCCCTCACCAAAGGACTTGCTGTTATATGGAAAACTTAAAGAGTATTGACGATAGTGTGCAATAGCAACTTGTTTTTGGTCCATCTTGCTAACTTGAATAGGTCTAAATTTCTTAGTAGCAGTTAAACCATAGTCTTCATACATCTTACTTAGGTTGCTAGGTGTAAACATAGTGTCTACATAATCAACATCAATTTTACCTGACAAAGAAGACCTTGCACCAAGAGAGTTAACCATAGAATCTAAAACCTGTGGATTAACTTCAATTAACTCACGAATGTTTTTCCAAGTTTGTGGGTCTAAAGTATCACCGTAAATTTTTTCAGCCTCACGAACTATCTCTCCACGAATAAGAGACATAGCAATTTCAGACTCTGGAACATCATAGCCACGCTTTATAGATTCTTCTTTGGCTAAATTCTTAACGGCTTGATAACGTTGTTCAGGGGTAATCTTTTTTCTTGGGTCAAGTAACTTGCCAACAAAAGGAAGTTTATATGCAGCGCGGCGATACATACCTATAGCACTATTACTACCAGTAATTGACTCAAGAACACGGGTAGGTGCAATCGCAGCACCAGTTAAATACTGGCGAACGTTATACCACGGCACTGCCATATACATAAAAAAGGCTTCATCTATAGCAGAACGAATACCTAAGCGAGGAAATAGTGTTTGGTTAGCCCAAAAATCTGTATATAAACGTACTGCATTGTTTCTGGTAGCCCCGCCAAGTGCATTAGTAAAATTAATTTTTTGAGAAACTTTTGATTGGGCACCATACTGATAAATTAAATCGTAAGGTAGTGGTGCAATACCATCAACTAACTGGCTTGGGCGTATAGCGCCTTTACCTGTAAGTAGAGGTACATCATTTTCTATACGAAAAGCACTAGGATTTAAAACATCTGCAAAGTCAAGCGGTACTTCTATACGGGAAGTAGTCCCTAAGCCTTGTTCATTAAAAGTAGATGCAAGGATTGTGGCCATATGCGCTTCGCCGCCAGCAGAACCATTCATACCAGCCTTAAGCATTACAGCCTGATATAGATTACGAACAATAGTAAATTGGTTTTCCATTGTTTCATCTAAAAAAGATTCTGTCATAGCATCCGCAATACGTGGATTTTCTAATACTAAATATGCAAGGTTGCGAAAATCTTGTGATGTTTTAATAGCATCGTCACCAAAAAGAATACGCCCAGGGCTGCGGGCAAAAGCAGTACCTATCTTTTGTAGTCCACGTTGGACTTTAGAAACATCTTTGCCTAGTTTAAATACTTCTTCCACATTAGGGTTTACTAAAACTTCATCAGAATCTGCTGTTGTTTTAAGAATATCCATAGCAGTCTGACGTTCATTATCTATTTTGGCTAAAATTGCTGGGTCTGTCTTAGCAGTTATTGTTGGGCTAAATACTGCACGGGCTGTTTTTTCTACAGTTGCTGCAATTTTGCGTGAAAAACTAGCAGATGGAATACCATTGCGTTTATAACTTGTGCCATCTACGCGACTAGTTAACAATCTATTAAAGTTATCAATATTGGTAAAGAAATTTTCTGCACTTGCTGCATCAAAGGCTTTTACTTCTGGACTAGCAAGTTCTTTAATAAACTCACGACTTGTATAACCTGCAAAATTTTGAGAAATTTCATTGTAAGCAGCGGATTTATTTGTTGGTCCCTCTGCTTCGGCATATTTTTTAATTAACGGACCTAATTCATCGTCCCAAAATTTAATTACATCTGGTTGAGTAAATGCCCACGCAATAGCATCAGAAGCATTTCCGTTACGTTCTGCAATTACTTGATAAATATCTGCAAGACGTTCGCCTTTGGGTTTTAAGCCAACTAATGTTTTGGCTTCAGCGCCAGTCATTTTAACGCCACGAATACCAACAGTTGCAGCCTTTATCCCTGGCCCAATACCAACATATGACAATGGGTCAATTGCTGATTGATAAATACCATCTAAAGAACCAGATGCAAACGATTTAGTTCTAAGAATACCTTTTTTTGTTCTTAAATCAAAGCCAAGTTTTTCTGTAAATTTAACTGCCCAATGATTAGTATTAAGAGTATCATTAGCGGCTGCTGCTTCTGTTGGAACAAATTTATTAAGAACATCTCTGCCCCAAGAAACCTGCGCATCCATCTTTATGGATTTCATAAAAGTATCAAAACGCTTTGGGTTATCATTCATAAATTGAATAGCAGCATACATATCTTTATCAAACTTGCCATAAAGGTCAATAGACTCACCAGGAGTTCTACCCTCAGCAATACCACGGGCTAAAGTCGTTAAAGCAACGCCATACTTTTTATTGTATTCTTCTACGCGTTCTTGGCGCCAATTATTTTTACCATAATAAGTATCGGTAAGAACTTTGATATTAAAAATATTAATACCTTGTTCACGTTTTTGCTCTAGTTGGTATGGTGTATTAATTAGACGACCATAAGTTTCAGCAGCCTGAAAAGCGCTAATAATAGGACTTCCAAAAATTTGAACTACCTTGCCAGCACCTTTAATTACTTTTTGTGCTAGTTGTTGCTGAGGACTTTGTTCTGGCAAAAACTCTTCGCGGTCTGGATACATATACCGAATAGTTGATTGCACATCGGGAGTTAATTCAAGAAATTGTTTACGCGCTTTATCTTTACCTAACTTCATTAAAGAATTAGCAGTTTTCCAAGCCAAAGAGGCTTGGCTTACTAAAGCCTGCTCACTACTTGAAAGTTGTGACTTAAGTGCAGCATTATAAAAGTTAGGACTTACTTCTGCTACAGAAGGACTAAGAAGATTCTCGCGTGGCATTAACCAATGCCCCTATTCTGGAACATCATCAAAAATAATTCTGTGTCTCCAGTAGGGTCATTTTGTGCAATCTTACCAAGAGTGGTAAGGATGGTTGGTTGTTGATATGGCAGATTTAATAGTGCAGTATCTGTACCTGGTACAAAACTAGCGCCAGTTAAAATATCCTCATCAGGTCTTTTAGATGGAGCATTAATAGGAGTAATGTCTAATGCACCAATTCCCATTGCTTCAATTTGTGGAGTTGCTGCCATAGGCGCTGCTATTTGCTGGTCATAAGTTACTTGACCTTGTCCTTGGGGCAAACCAGAAATATAACGGGCTGGTTGCTTAGAAACATTTAAATCTGTTCTTTCAGACATAGCACCTATTCCAGACACTTTTTCTACAATATCTGCCACTAGTCCTCATCCTCTTCATCTAAATATTTCTTTACTTCTTCTTCAGATGGTGCTCTATATGACACCCAACTTGGATAAGAAGATTTATCCATAACAAAACTTAATGCTATATCAGTAGCAAAACCCGCTTTAATTAAAGACTTATAATATTCATTAAGCCAAATGCAATACATTTCTAACTCTGTATACTCTTCATTTGCTACAGTACGCGGTTTACGTGTGCGCTGTGGTTTTTTTTTCCGCGGTGCCATAGTTACCTCCGTATAGCAGTTCTTGCGCTGGCGTTTGCTTGTCCTCCAGAAGTTAGACTGGATAATAATGTTTGCAATGAAGGTGCTTGAGGAGCGCCTCCTACTGGCGCAACGGGAGCAGGGGACGTTTGCTCAACCTGAGGAGCACCAGCAGGAGGTAATTCTGGAGCAAAGACTTCTTCAACTGCGTCTTCAATTGGCACACCCTTCTGGCGTGATTTAATAACATCTGCGATTTTCTTAATGATTGTAGATGGGTCTGCGCCTTGGACAGCCATCTGCGGTATAGCCTGTGTGTAAGCCTGCAATGACTGCACTAATGACTTACGCATATTCTCTATCTCAATTTTTTCTTGTTCCTGTGTTACGTTAATACCAAATGGTAATTCACGCATAGCAAGGTCAGTAGAAATTAAACCGCCACCAAGGGCTTGTAGCATAAAGATAAGACCCTGTGCTGGATTAAGCCCTGCCAACATTCCATAACGGACATCGGCTGAGTAATCTTTTTTAATATCCTTGCTTGGCTTGTAAGTAATTTGATATGGGCTACCAGCATCTACGCCGCGGATAGTCTTTTCATAATCAAAAAACTTCTCATCAACCTCAAAGCAAACAGAAATAACATCTCGTAGCGCTGAAGCAAAAATAGCCTGAGCAGACTTAACCTGTGTGTCAAAGCCCCCCATAAGTGCCTGCACACCTTGTCCCGTAATAATGCTGGCATCAATATTTCCAGTACGTCCCTCTGGATAACGTGTTCCTGTTCTTAATTCTTGCTGTAGTAAAGCCTGTTCAGTAAATGCTCCAGGTGGAATATTTAAATCAACACGGCGTACACCAGCAGGGTTAGCGGTGCGGATAACAGCATCGCCACCCATTTCAAGTTCATTGACATCTGATGGTAAAACAATTGGTGCTTGCACGGATTTCTCTGCTGCTTCCATCGCAAGTAATGCGAACCTGTTGCGAAGCAACTGAATACCGAGCACGTCATCAAACTGACCACGCATCTCATTATCAATAGATGGTCTCTTAGCAACAACAACCATCATCTTGCCTAGAGGATTCTTGGCGGAAGATAGTAATAAATTATTGCGCTCAGGAACATAAAGCACAGATTGACTTTCATCGTAATAACGAACAATTTCAATTTGTGCTGTCATATCAGACTTGTACATTTCTTTGCCAAGTAAGATATTTGCGTACTCAGGGAACTGTGAAGCAACTTCGCCTACAGCCATATAGTAACGCTTTGCGAAGGCAATGCAGCGCCCATAGCGGTCAAACTCTGGGTAAGCGCCCACTGGGTTTTCTATGCGGATACGCGGCAGCCCTGCTTCTTCGTCCAATTCAATTATGAAAGGAACGAAACCAAATGTTATGTATACGTCTGCTCCTGTATACATTTGGACCTGTAAGTCCGAATGAGCAAAATAATTAGTAGCAATACGGGTGCGTGTATCTGCAAACCTACGAGCACGGTCATTCGCTTGATTCGCAGCGGAACAGTTGACCGAAGGCAGAGGCGCCATAACTTCAGATAGGTCTCTCGCCACAATATCAATAAAATTGGCAACGACATTAGCATCTACACCTTCAGGAAAAAAATCTGGATATACAGTTGCAATTTGTCCTTTACGGACAGCAAGAACATCTTGTTGGCGCGAATCGCGCTCTGCAGCACGTTGGCGTAAATTCTCAACACGTGCTGAGATTTGTTCTATTGACAGCATTTAGTTCCTATCCATATGTTTGTTGCCATTGCTCGGCAATGATTTCGTCAAGGTTTACGCTATAGCGTTTTTGTGCTTGTGCTCTAGTAGCCCAACGATTATGGGCATACTTTTGCACTACAGAATTTTGTTGCATAAATTCACGGCATCTAAGTACACCAAACCACATAGCCATCACACAGTCAGTCTTACCTCTGGTCTCAGGCTTCCAAGTAAGTAGTTGTTGTACTAAAGCCTTAAGTCCCTCAGAACCTTCAGTAGAAGGGAGTTCGATAATACTGTTCTTTTGGTGTTTGCCATTGGCGACAGTTCCGAAGAGTGTTGACATAGATGCGACACCAAAGTTTGTGTCCCATTTGTTTTTTCCAGTGAAGTGAGCATTGAGGCGAACGCCATAAGTTGCCAGCCATTGCTGTAAATCTGTATCGAGGGCGTAGGCTTTTTGGTGGGCGTTGATTTCAACTCTGAGTTCTTGCGGTTTGTATCTTTGGACAAAGTCTTCTATTGCCTGCCTAATCTTCTGTGGACTTGGTTCTGCCATATTTAGGCAGTCCAATATATAAATCTTTCCATCCATCCTGTTGTAAGTCATAGCCACAAAAGCAGCGTGCCCTGCCATAGCAGGGTCAAAGCCAACTACGGTATAGCCTTCAACTTGGGTTGGATGTCCAGCAGCGCCAGGTCTTAATAGACCTCTCTTACGCATACCGTTGATAGAGCCCTGTACCAACTCAGGTGGGAAAATAGAATCTTCAGTTATATCTTCTTGCTGATATACAAGAGCCCACGTAGACGGAGTAACTTCGCCTCTGCGCCGTGCAAGGGTCGGACCGTCCCATTTAGGATATAGTCCCTCCTCATCTGGGGTGTCCGCATCGCCATCCCAGGCAATATCCGATTTAGGCCAGAGCGTAGTCCAGTCTTTCGGCTTCTCAGCATACTGTAGAACAGCAGGCATACCCATATACGTAAATGGGCTTTTGCCGCTTGACCAATGCTTCGGGTCACGAAGTTCTTTATAAAAGTCATTTGCTGCAATTCGGGTCCCTACTACCAGTAACTTGCCATTCTTACCCAAACGGGTAATAACTTCTTTCTGTAGCCAATTAATCTGCTTCTCGTATTCGTGAGCATTGGCTGTGGTTATACAGTCATCGAGAATAATTAAATCAGCACGGGCACCATAGATTTGACCCCCCATACCGAGTGCCTGGATAGTCGGGTCTTTTTCAGATGAATCACGGGCATCGTTACCCAGATAGACGGTATCAACACGCCAGGTATCAGAGTCTTCTTTCCATCCCCCTTCTGGTCCAAAAGTTGTCTGCAACTTCAACCAGCGCGGGTGGCTTAACCTTTGCTTTATTGCGTACACGAATTCCCGTGCTTTGACTAACGTCTTAGAAACTACGATGATTCTAACATTGGGATTTAACGCGATGCGGTAAGTAGAGTAATTCACCGTAATCACGGTGGACTTAGCGTGCTCAGGCGGCACGTTTACAAGGAGGCGATGTTTATCGCCAGGCTCGTAAATCATATTAGGGTGGAGCCAACTAGGGTCTTTACCCTCTAGTAGGTCAATCCAGTCCTGATGGTGAGGGAATACCCTCTGGTCTAAAAACATCTCAGAGAACTGTGGGAAAGATACATCCTCACGGGCTACCCCTAGCGCTTTTAGGGAGTTCTCTTTAGCGCTTTCTTTGGCGTCAGCCAAATCCTGAGCAAACTGTTTATCTCTGGAAATCCAAATACGGACAGTGTCTGGCTTTTTGCCTAACTGCTCCATAGCCCTATGTACAGGCATACCCTCAGATACCAAGGCTAAGACTTTAGCCTTGGCTTCAACCATAGCCTTTGTCCTAGGATTATTACTCTTCTGAAAAGTCACAGTACTGTCCCATCTACATCCGTAAATACAGCCTGTCAGATACAGATAGAGATACAGTCTGTAACGCAAGCCCTCAAGGCTTGCTACTATCAGTGGGCACTTTGTGCCCCTATATACTATTAATCCGTTCAAACAGCCATTCCGAACGGTTTATAACAAAATTGTTATACAGATAACAGTCTAATTAGGACAAAATAGGACAGAGCAGGGGCATAGGCTCTGTACGGAAAAATCTTTTGTAGAGATACTCTATTGTGCTTAACCCGCCTTTAATAAGTCTGGGGTCTACTAGACTCAGCACAGACACAGACCAGTCCTGCTCTGTTCTGTTACTGGCGATGCTGGTCTAGAGTCAGTCCCCGCTCCTTAACCAGTCGCGCCTGTCCTATTAATAATACTATCCTGTGCCAGCCGATTTAATAATAAATATTAAAACCGAATCGGCAGAGCCGATGGCTTCGCCTCACAGGTAAAAGCCGTGGACTGTGCAGCCCGTACCGACAGCGATAGTTGTCTGGCGGACAAGTCCTATCGTGTGGCTTCGGTCGCAGCCTCGCCACACGCAGACAAACTGTGACGCTGTCTTTATACCAAGTCGGCCCCAGCGTGCGCCGTGTTGCTTCCACGGCGCTGTCGCTGTTAGTCCGACAGTTCTCCTTTCCAGCGTACCGCTCTTGTCAAATCGGCTTCAGGCTTTGCCTAATCAGCAAAGCCTAAGCAGAAGCCGATTTCTCGTTCGCGTGGTAAACCACGCGCCCTGTCGCGTCTAAAGCCGCGCCCCGCCGCCAGCGCAGATATGCGCTGTCGGAGTGACAAGGCGGTCCTGCTGTGGCTGTTCCAGCCAAGGTGGCTGAGAACAGGAAGGAAGTTATGAACAACGGAACAAGCAACGGCATATCAATACAGAATATGTGCTATCAGTGCCAAGCCCTTGATGACCTATGTCCAGAATGTCTGGAACTCAAAGACAGTCGCGACATCTATGTTGCCCATCAACTAGTTGATGAGGGCAACCTACAATACAGAAAAATCTGGACTAATGGTGATTCTGCCATATCTGCCCACGATTGGGTTGGAGCAGTTACCAAACTAATCCGACCATACAGAACAGTTGACGGAACCATAGTTGAGGAACGCTATGAGTTCCTTCCTCCTATCACTAACCTAGTTGACAGGCTTCCCAATGACCTAGAAACCTCAGTCACTGTTCTTGACTATGAAGTTCTATGTCCATCCTGTCATCTTTACCACCACAAGTCTCTATCAGACTGCCCTATCTGCTACTAAGTCCGAAACGGCGAGCCCTGTCGCAAGCGACAGGGGCTTCGCCCACAAATAACTAAGGAGAATAAAATGGAATACGCAAACAAGTTCAGTTTCAACAACGCACTACTCAAGAGCATCACCGACCGTGGCAATTTCCTAACAGGTCAAGTTCAGTCACGCCAGACCGAGCGCACACCTGATGGCAATATCCGTTCACGCTTCATAGCATCACGCCAAGTGACCATCTATGACCCAGCACTAGTAGACCTACTACGCCAAACAATTTCTGAGACACCTGAAGTCCCAGTCAATTGCTCAGGCTATATGACCACAACTGTCCGTGAAAACGGAAAAGATAAGAAACCTACTTGGTATGATAACCAAATCATCACCGAGTTAGAACTTCTATCATAACAACTCCAGGCAGGGCAGGGGCTTCACTGTCCCTGCTCTGCCTTCCTTTTTTTCAAACGGCAAAGCAACATTAACGGTCAAAGACAAGTCCAATACTTTTTTATAGGAGGCTACTATGTATTTAGATAATATGACAACACTAGCAATCATCATAGCGCTAGTATCTACAATGACTATGACAGGTATTGCTGTATACAAAGCCCATCAATGGGAGCAGGCATACCACGATGTATACAGGCTATTAAAAATGGAAAGGGCAGCACGCAGATGATGACTGTCTATGCTACACGGCGCTGCGCTGTATGCCACAAGACTGGAACTATTATGGTAGATGAACAAGAATTGCTACACTATCTGCGTGGCAATTATGTTCAGGATTCTTTCAAGACTATGCCAGCACCACTGCGTGAACAGATAATTACTGGCACGCATCCTGAATGCTGGCAAAAAATGTTTGGAACAGAACTAAAGGAGACTATCAATGACTAACCTAGAAGCAGAATGTTTTAAGTGTGGCGCTGCTATATGGGTGCCAAACTATGAGTATGTATCTAACAGAAACTTCTGTTACCCGTGCGCTAGTAGTTATATGGGGCACACAAGAGGCGTCAGCCTTGAAGAACTAGATAAGTTACGCACAGATACGGAGATAGAAAATGCGTGATGAAAATATACTATTAAATCTTTATGAGATAGGACAATGGTTGGATAAACTAGGGCAAGAAATACACGCTCTAAACCTAATAGTAACCGACCTTATAGCAACAGTTCCAGTATCAGTAGAAGCGTGGGACAAAGTAGGAGACAACATATGGAAGTAGAGCAAGCATTGTTACCATCACAAATAGCAGCACAAAACCTATTACTCAGGGAGTTCTATGGTTTTGGCAAGAATGAAATGGCTATAGTTTTAAGAGAGTTAGTAACAGAATGTGATGAAATTGACGCTACATCAAGTTCAATAGTGTTTCATCTAATTAGAAAAGCGCAGTTAATGTGCCGTAGCACAGAGGAGTTACAAGATGACAATGGACGCTGAAGAAGTAATGAAAATCCGTGCCGCAGCAGCAAATTACGCTAGACGATTTCTTAGTTTAAAATACAGAGAAGAATATAATGAATTATATTCTGCTTACTGTAAAAATAGAGGACTAACCACAAGAAGAAATCGTAAACCTATTCCAGATGAAAGAGAGTTGGTCAGTGAATGAAGTTATCTTTCCGCACATCACAACAGGAATCACCTGGCTATACCTCATTGGCATTGGGTATTGCATATACAAATGGAGTACTAAATGAAGAACAAGTTAGCAAGGCTATTCAGTTGGGTATTGACAGCATCATATGCAATCTTTCCAAGTCAGTCACAAGCAATGCAAGCAGCAGAACAGTTCTCAGACAACAACGAGTCGCCGAAGAATGTTCAGAAAGAAATCATATGGACCAAATCATTGAGCAAATACTATGCGAAGGCGTTGATGTCAGCACAGTATGAACAATGGGATACCAAATCAGAATTCCGTGCGTTGTCAAAACTATGGGGTAAAGAATCAGCGTGGGACCACACTGCTGATAATCCTAAGTCATCAGCGTATGGGATACCACAGTTATTAAAACTGAAACCACAAACGCCTGCGCCCGAGCAGATTGCTCGGGGCTTGGCGTACATAGAACATAGGTACGGCAAACCATCAGTAGCGTGGGCGCACTGGCGCAAACACGGCTGGTACTAAACAAAGGAGACAGTATGGCAAGGCAAGGTAAAGGAATCAAACTAAATGTTCCTAGACTCAAAGTAATTGAGGCTCTTGAAAAGAGTCTTACTAAACTAGAAACAGATTATCAAATAGGAAAGAAACTAGATGCTGACTATGAAAAACAAATGTCAGACTGGCACAAGAAAGTTCTTAAACTTATTTTGCCTTTAATTAATAAAGCAGAATATTTCCATATAAACACTAGATACAATGGCAGTATTACCGTAGACTTTAATCTACCTAGCGGTAGCGTTACATTACCTGATGAACCTAAGTTTGAGGGTAAAGGAGCGATGGCGGAATACCAATATGAATCACAAAAAGCAGAAATAGAAAGCGCAATAAGACTTCTTCGTATGTGCGAAGATGAAACTGTAAACACAGCAACTTATGCATCCATAAGCCAATACCTATAAAGGAGACAGCAATGATAATCAAACATATAATAGAACTAGAAACAGTAATCAATGAGAACTCAGACGAGCCAAGTGTTTTGGCAATTAAAGAAATGGAAGAACAACAACGTCAACAGTTCTTTACAGAAGCAGCAACATCTTTTATTGCAGGTATCCTAAAAGATGCCAATGAAGGACATAGTTGGGCAGAGATAAGAGTGGTAGACAAGGAGACAGTATGACCACAGAGGTAGTTAATAAACCACAGATATCAGTAAGAAACGAATCAGCCTGGATTAAATCTGGTGTGGCAGTGACAGCCACATCAGCCAGTGATGTAGCCAGACAAGCAGGACTTGACTGGTCGGTATCATTGCATCCAGTTACAACTCTTTATGAAATACCAGGACAGGGATTGCCTATGCATATCCCAGTCAATAACAAACAAGCAGTTGTTAAGACAACACCAACAGGTGAAGTAATACCACTTGGTATTGTCGGCAACAAGTACAAGCCGCTACAAAATGCTGAAGTATTCTCAGTGTTAGATACCCTGATTGATTCAGGAGATGCACGGTATGCAGCAGCAGGTGAGTATGCAGCAGGTGCCAAAGTATGGATGCTTATGCAGTTGCCCATTGAAATGGAAATCAAAGGCGACCCACACGCAGCATTCCTTCTAGCCAAAACCACACACGATGGTAGTGGCTCTGTTCTTATCCGCCCTATTATTGAACGGTTATTCTGTCACAATCAGATTAACAAAATCTATCGGGCTACTGATAAGAAGTATACCTATATGCTACGTCATACAACTAACTCTAAGTTAGATGTTAATGATGTTCGTGGCATTCTTGATATTGCTTACACAACTATTGATGACTATACAGTTATGTCAGAAGCAATGCTTGAGCGTCA